ATAGTAAATAAACAATTTTAGAATTATGAAGAAGATAAAGATAAAGCCAGAGAATAGAGGTAAGTTCAATGCAACTAAAAAGAAGACAGGAAAGACAACCGAAGAACTAACTCACAGTAAGAATCCTGTAACAAGAAAGAGAGCAATATTCGCTTAGAATGCTGCTAAATGGAATAAAGGTAAAAAGAAGAAAAAATAAATCTAATTAAATATTTTAATTATGGATAAAAAAATGACATTAGGTGGATTTGAAGCTGTACTAGATAGCTTTATCCCTAATCCAGACGGTGGTTTTAGAAATTCAAATGTTGATGAAAACATTAATGTTAACGCTGATGAATTTGAATCACTAGACGATGAAGAATTGGAAGATATTAAAAATAACAATATCGAAGTAAAGAATAAGAAAGAAAAACCAGTAGAAGAACAAGATACTGAGGAAGAAGAAATTGAAGAAGAAGATATTGAAGATAAATCAAAACGTAAGCCTGGTAGACCTCGTAAAGAAGAAACTATTGAGGAAGAAACAGAAGAGGAAGAAGAGGTTGAAGATAATAATGAAGAAAATGTTGTTACTAACTTCTTTGACGCTATGGCTGAAAAACTCAATTGGGAATTTGAAGAAGATGAAGATAAACCCAAAAGTGTTGATGAGTTAATTAATTACTTCCAAAATGTCATTGAAGAAAATAGTAAGCCTGAATACTCTAGTGAAGAAGTTGAAGCACTAGATAATTTCGTAAAGCAAGGTGGAGATTTAAAGAAGTATCTGACTATTGATGCTGAGTTAGATTTAGATGATATTGATATTGAAGATGAAGCTAATCAGAAATTAGTAGTAAAACAGTTACTTAAAGAAAAAGGGTTCTCTACTAAGAAGATTGATAAGTTAGTAAGTAGATACGAAGAAGCTGGATTACTTGAAGATGAAGCACAAGACGCTTTAGAAGATCTTAAAGAGATTAAAGAGGAAAAGAAGAAACAGCTATTAGAGGATCAGAAAAAGGCTTATCAGATATAGTTGCAGAGACAACAGCAATTCTACGATAACGTTGTTAGCGAAATAAAAGGCTTAAAGAATATACGTGGTATTACAGTCCCTGAAAAAGATAAAAAGGTTTTAATGGATTATATACTTAAGCCAGACACAGACGGTAAAACAAAGTACCAAAAGGACTATGCTAAGGGTGGTGTTAAGAATCTGATAGAATCAGCATACTTTACAATGAATGCTGACAAACTTATTGAGGCTGCTAAACGTGAAGGAAATAATTCAGCTATTGATAAGTTTAGACGAAGTTTAAAATCTAGTAGTATTACTACTAAATCTAGAAAACAAGCTACGGGTTCTGATGATGATCCAATTTGGTTCTCAGCTGCACGACAACTGCGTATATCATAATAATTAATTATATAAATAAAAAAATTAAATTACTAGTATTTTATGGATAATAATATTCTTAATAACCTCCAATTATACAAAGGTAAATGGTTTTCTGATTTGATCGACACTAATAAGATTAGTCTCGCTTCTCAGCAAAGACCTTATGAGGTATCTACTATCCTGTCATACGTATTTGGTACTAAAGATAATGGTTACAGTACTTCTCTTGATATGTTGACAGGTGGTCTTGGAAATGTAATGACTATTGATCAGCCTTCATTTGAATGGGGTGTTATGATCGACCAAGATAGAGCTGTTACAATTCGTGACGCTAAATGGAATGGTGCTGCAATTAGTAAAAATTCTACTCCAGGTTTGGGTAATACTCCTATTACTTTGTGGTTGGAAGATGCATGGTTTGGTCCTGGTGCTACTATCGAATTTGATGATAAGAGTCAAGCACGTATTCAGGATGCTCCGTATCAAGATGGCAATCTGTATGTTTATACAGTATTTGTATCTAATGGTAGTCCCGCTTCTTATATTGACCCGGCTGTTTTAGCTTCTGGTTGCCAAGTAAACCGTTTGGCTTCTGCTTATGAAGAATACAGTGAAGAGGCTGATATCCTGAACTACAATACTCACTTCAAGATGCGTAACTATTTGACTACAGTACGTCTGTCTTATGATATCACAGGTTCTGCTTACTCTACAGTTATGGCAGTAGCTTTGAAAGATCCTAAGACTGGTAAAACTTCTTATTTGTGGTCTACATTCCAGGAATGGGTTGCAATGCGTGAGTGGTACAAACGTCTTGAAAGAGCTTTGGTATACAATCAGAACAACGTAAACAAAGATGGTTCTTGTAATCTGAAAGGTAAGAATGGTCGTCCTGCATTTATTGGTGCTGGTTTGCTGGAACAGATTGCTCCATCTAACAGACGTTATTATACTCGTTTGACAGCTGAACTGTTGGAAGACTTCTTGTTTGACCTGTCTTACAATGTATTGGGTACTAATGAACGTAAGTTCGTTGCCTTGACTGGTGAAATGGGTATGCGTGAATTTGACCGTGTACTTAAAGAAAAGATGGCTAACATGAACTTGATTGACACAGTATTCGTAACTGGTTCTGGTGATAATTTGAAGTTCGGTGGTCAGTTTAAGACTTACGCAATGTCTAATGGTATTGAATTGACTTTGAAGTATTTCCCGTTGTATGACAATACTACTTATAATCGTCAGTTGCATCCTGTTACTTTGAAACCGTTGGAATCTTACCGTATGACATTCTTGGATTTGGGTCGTCGTGATGGTGAAGCTAACATTGTTAAAGTAGTTCGTAAAGATCGTGAATTCGTTAACTGGTGTACAGCTGGTTCTGTAACTCCTGCTGGTTACGCTCACTCTAACACAGAAGTTCGTTCTAACGCTAAGGATGGTTACTCAGTACACTTCTTGGGTGAAGTCGGATTAATGCTCCGCGACCCCAGAGCATGTGGAGAATTGATCATGATGGCTGAGTAATTCAGTTAAAAAATATTAGGGGCTTGAATGCTAGCGAGCCCCTATAATACTAACTT